CTGTTACATAAGCTAAACTTGTAGAACTACCACCTTCATTTTGATATACTTCAAAAAAAGTAGAAGTTTTTGTAGCATCATAAGCTGTACTACCATCTCTAAAATTTACTGCTAATCTAACACCTGCTGATGGATGCACATCGTAGTATTTAAAAATATATTCTTTATAGGTACTATCAATATTACTATCAAAAGTTACTGTAGAACTACTTGATGCAGTCTGCGTAGATAATAAAGTCATAGCACCACCAGAAACTGCTGCTGGTAAACTTGTTATTGCAGTCAAGGATTGATTATTGGCTACTTTAATTGCCATTGATTACTCCTTCGGATTTGCGTCTTTGATAGACTTTATTCTTGCTTTCCAAGCATCTATATCTTTATAAATTTCGTCTAGCTGATCGCTTATATCTCCATAAGCTGATCTTCTAGTTCCTCTTATAATAACATTATTTTCTTCTGTTGTTGCAGCAGAGTTATAAGATGCTAATTGATCGTCATTTGGTTTTGCTAAACCTGAAACATTCCATGTGTGGATATAATCTGTTCCAGTATCATTTTGTAAACGAATATTATTTTGTTCGTCATTCCAATTTTTAGAATTTGCTTCTAAATATAATTTAACTTTTGTATATAATTGTGCCATTATTGAGTTCCTATTAGTTTAAATCCTGAAAAAGCTGTAGCAGCACCAGTTGTAGTTCTATCACTTCCTCTAGTATGATAGGTATTTACTTGAATATAATCTGTAGCAGCAAGTACAATAATTCCAGTTATTCCAAAGGCATAACTAATATTATCTTTTGGTACTCTTGTAAAATTAACTGTTGTACCATCCTGACTTCCATTTTTAAAAAATGATAATTGTATTTCATCCTCATCATACATACTATCCAATCTTATATTTGCTCTAAAAAAATATTTTCCACCTTGTCCAGCAGGACAAGTAAATTTATTTGTACCATCATAAGCACTATCTGTGTCAAATATTTCTGTCCCAAAAGTTAATAAAGTATTTGTTGCAGTTGAAATAGTCTGACTGCCAGATGCTACAGCAGAAAAAGCTGGAGTATTACCCAATAAAGAAAAATCTATTCTTTTTAATGTTCCAGCATCAGATACTAAAAACTCATCAGTTGTAGCTGGAGGTGCTGTTAAAGCAGTTTCTCCAGAAATAATATCCTGTGCTAATTTTGCATTGGTTACAGTTCCATCGCTTGGAGTTCCAAGATCAAGAACATTACCTAACAAGATTACAAAGTCTATAACATCGCCAGTTGCTAAATTTGATGCAAAAGTAAGTGTTGAACCAGAAACAGTAAATGAAGTAACTGGTGCTTGTAAAATTCCGTTCAGCGACACAAGCATGTGTGACGAACTCTCAGGAACTACATTTGTAGAACTTACTTGTAGTGTGTATGCTGCTTGTCCATTAACAACAGTAATTGCATCACACTTTTGAAAGTTTCCTACTATTGGTTCTTTTCCTATATACATATATTAATCTCCTGGTTTTGTTGGAAATTCTTTTGCTTTTATTTTCTCAACTGTATCTAATCCAGATGGTAAATCTCTTAATTCTTGCCTATAAGTTTTCCAATTATCACTCATAGTTACATCAGAGTTAGCCATCCAATCTGTTTCAGCTAAAAGTTTATTTCTTTTATCTCTTAAATTTCCTATAGCAATATCAAATTCACTTGGAGTTGATGCCAAATAATCTTGTTCTTCTTTTAATTTTAATGCTTCTTCTTCAGGTGTCATGTCAACAATTTGACTGCCTTGTCTTGTAACTATTAATTTTTTCATTATGTATTTCTCACTCCAAATAATGTAAATTCACCTTTGGCTATATTTCCTGTGCTTGGAATTACTTGAACATAATTAGTATCAACAGCAACTTCATAACTTCCATGAAAATGCCATGTTCCAAAATATCCTCCAGTATTTTCTGCATAGAAAAATCCATAAACTGCTGGTTTATAAGAAGAACCTACATTTCCTTTTCTATAAAAATGAACTTCACCAAACATTGGTCTTGATGTATTATCAAAATCCATATTTTGTCCCATGCTAATATGTCCAGCACTTGTACTAGCAGCAGAAACAAGTGTTGATGAATTATCTGGTTTATATTTAAAAAGTTGGAACATATAATCTGCTGTTTTAATATCAGATGAATCAGATACTCCAATTCTAAATTTTAATTCTCCATTAGCACCATCGCCTAAAAAATTTGCTATATAAAGTATATAGTGTGAGTAATTGTTAAAGGTACTATCGTTGTTATGGTTAACATCAAAAGTAACAGAACCAACATCACTTGATACTGCTGTTGATGCTAATTTATCCATACCTCTAGTTAAAGAAAAATCTAATCTTTTTAATACACCAGCATCAGAAATTAATAATTCATCTGTATCTGCTGGTGTTGCAGCTAAAGCTGTATCTCCAGAAATTATATCTTGTGCTAATTTAGCATTTGTAATTATTCCATCTGCTACATCGCTAGAAGTTAAAGGTGCTGCTGTTGGTTTTTTACCTATAAAAGCCATCTTATGTTATCTCCATTATAGACAATGTTCCTGAAACTTTATCAGCTACAGAACAATCTATTTTAATTTCATCTGTAGTTTCTAAAACTACTTTTCCTCCAGATAAAAGTTCTAATGAACTTCCAGCTGGTATAGTTACATCTTTCACTAAAAATGATGTTCCGTTTGCTACATTATTTGCGCCACCTCTGTTTGCTGTATCACTAACTAATTCTACCTCAACTGTTACTGCTGAAGAATGAATATTAGTTAGGATTAAACCAAGTACAACTGTAGTCGTACTTCCAGCAACCGTATACATTTTATAAGGTGTGCCAGCCGATGCTGGTTCTGCTGCAAAAGTAACTGTCTTAAAAGTATTTGCCATTTATATCCTCCTATTATCCTAATGCGATTGCTAGAGCTGTCGGATCGTCTAAAGTACAAGCTATCGTAACTGTATCTGTAGAACTTCCAGTAGTCGTAATATTCGCACCAGCCGCTATCGTTAAAGTATTACCGTTAGTTATTGTTTGTGAAGAACCAGATGAGCCAGCAACGGTAAAGCTAGTCATTGCTCCGTCATTTCCAGAAAAACTAAAATGTACTCCAACGCCATCAGTATTTGAAAATGATCCGTTAGATACAACATGAGTTACTGGAACTTTTGTATAGCCAGAGGCATCTGTAACAGCACCGCTAACTTTAAAAATTGCATAAGTAGATGGTGTTCCTTCTTTAGTTACAGTTACAATTCCTCTTGCTGTTGTGTTGGTTACATCATCCCAAGATTGAACAAATCCAGAAATATCAGCAGAGGCATCGTCTGCATCATCTACATATAAAATTGAAACACTAGATAGAGTTCCATTATTGAAAGCTATTTTTCCCGCACCTGGGTCAGCATCACTCGTTGAAGAACTCCAAGTCATAGCCAGTTGAGAGTTTGTTCCCGATGCTCCTGTACTTCCTGTTGAACCAGTAGCTCCAGTTGAACCAGTAGCACCCGTTGATCCTGTGTCTCCTTTATATCCGCTTTGCGTAAAATGAATTGATAAAGTATCACCAGCAGAAAAAGTATTATTGGATGCTAAATGCGTAACAGCTAATTTTACATAACCGCTAGCATCTGTTGAAGCTCCAGTAATTTTAAATCTTGCATAAGTTGTTGGATCGTCTGTATCAACTATGTGTAAGTATCCTCTAATGGTTGAGGTACTATCATCCCAAACTAATACATCCGCAGATACATCGACACCATTTGCATCGTTATCATCAATATAAATTGCTGTAGCAGATGCGTATGTTCCATTATTAAATCTTACTTCCCCACTTCCTGGGTCGGCATCACTCGTACCATTATCAAAAGTGTAAGAGTATCCAGGAATAGCTCCGTCATTACCAGATTGGGTAAAGTGAACTGAAAGATCATCTCCAGCTGAAAATGTATTACTAGAGGCAACATGAGCTACAGCTAATTTGTTATAACCAGATGCGTCTGTAGTTGCTCCATTTACTTTAAATTTTGCGTAAGTAGTTTTATCGTTTATATCAACAATTTGTAAAAATCCTTTTGTACCAGCACTTGATGAACCCCAAGTTAAAGTATCAGCATTGGTAGCTGCTCCGTGTTGGTCTGCGTCATCTATATAAATTGCTGTTGCACTAGCATAAGTACCATTGTTTATTGCAAGTTCCCCCGCTCCTGGATCTGTGTCAGATGTACCACTATCAAATTTATAAAAGTATCCAGCACTAACTCCATCTTCTCCAGATGATGTAAAAGATAAAAATATTTCATCATCATTGGCAAAAGTTCCAGAACTATCAATGTAAGTTAAAGGAATTTTAGTATAACCACTTGCATCAGTAACGGCTCCACTAACTTTAAATACCATCCAAGTATCTAAAGTATTTGCTTTTGATATTCTAATTCTTCCTCTGTTAGTTGGGTTTGCTACAACATCGTCAAAACTTTGTACCCACGCAGAAACATCCGTAGCATTTATTTCAGCATCATCTATGTAAGCAATCGTTGCAGAAGAAATAGTTGCGTTATTTAATCTTATGTAACCAGTTCCAGGGTCGCTGTCTGTAGTTGTTGTTGAATATTTAAACTGTGCGCTGTCTCCACCAGCTGGCAAGAAGTCTGCAACTGTTGTTAAGTTTCCAGAACTGTCAAATCCTAAAGTTTTACTAGCTCTGTCTGTTGCGCTATCTGTAAATTCAGCAGATGAAATTGTATTTGATCTTGAAACTTTAAATGATCTTCCTAATTCTTCTTGAACCTCTTGAACTTGCATTGTTAGTTTATCTAATGCGTCTTCGTGAGTTTCAGCTGGGAATGGATCGTTTGCTACATAATCTGTTTCTTGGGTTAAATTAGTATTTCTTAAAATAACTAAAGTAGTTCCCGCAGCTGGTGCCGTAACCATAGTTACTGTTCCACCGCTAGCTCCATTGTCAACTATTGAATAGTTGGTAGAACCAGATCCTTCTGATTTAACTGTTTCTGTTCCAGTAGCCGATCTTTCAATTACTGTTATTTCAGATGTAGAATTTATAGGAAAAGTATAGGCAAAAGCTGTTGTTGAGCCATTACCAGAATAACTATTCCTTAATGTAGTTGTACTTATTGTCATAATTTTTATATTTAGGTTGTGAGAAAGTGATTTGTAGGTACTAAAAACCTACACTATGTTTCTCTTTATTAAAATTTGTCCATAGTGTCTATACTTTTTTATGGGGTTAAAAAATATTTTGACCCTTGATTTTTATAGGCTTTTCGTCTCATTTTTCTAAAGTATCCTGGGTCTAAAAATTCTTTTATTTGGTAGCCAATTAAATAATCATAAGCTGCCTTTGTATAAAATAAGTTTAAAAATGGTACGTTACCTTCAAGGATTGAATAATTGGATTTACCAAATTTCTTCATATCTCCATTAATTAAATGTGTAAATGATGCTAAAAATTTAGATAGATCAGCAAATGCTGGTCCCATAGCTGTCTCTTGCAAAGAACCACCATAACCATTTTTTAATTCTGAATATAAAAAATCTCCATAAATACCCATTCCACCGCCTTGAACAAAAGCAGCACCCCAATTTTCTAATTTACTCATATCTCTTGGAGATTTACCTTTTAATAAATCTTTAACTGTCATTGAAAGATAACCCATCATAGTTCCAAAAATAATTGTAGATGCTAAACCAGCTGCTCTATTTCTACCTACACTTTCGTTAGCTGGATTATAACCTCTCCACTCTCTTCCAATAACTTTTTGATAAATAGCAACTGGAAAAGATTTAAACTGTGTAAATAATCTCATTAACTCCCCTTCCCAAGTTCCTCTTTTCCAACCTCTATTTAATGTAGCTCTAACTGCGGCATCTGGTTCTGGTGTACCGTGCATAGCTCTATCTAATAAAAGGTTTCTATAAGAAATATGTAAATCTTGTCTAAAATTATCAGCTTCTCTTTTTGATACTTTTCTACCTAAATAACTATCAATACTTTCAATAGATATTTCATCTATTTTTTCTGCTGTAATATATGTTTTACCATCTGCCTCTAATGCAGAAATAGATCTTAACATATCCCATTTACCGGTATCAAAACCATACATGGTTAAAATGTTTTGTTCTCTAGCTGAAAGTTTGTCAAATGTTAATGATCTTTTCATTCCATATAATCTAGCAACACCAACTGTCATTGCTGATTTTAAATTTGAAACCCACCAGTTCAAAGCATTTAATTGATAAAATTTATTTGACAGAGATGCAAACTTACCCGTCATATCTCCTCTACCAGAAAATTTTTGATTCATAACTCCAATAGTAGTATTACTCATTACTCCTAAAACATCTAAAGCAGCTTTATTTCTACTTATACCAGTAAGTTGACCCAAAGCCTCTGCTAAACCATTAAATAAACCTCTACCTTGGAACCTACTTTCTGTCATATAAGTAGCAAGATCGGCAAATGATGAAATAGTTGCAAATCCTAGTTTACCAGTACCTTGTAAAAAACGAAGAGCCATACCAATTTTAGCACCCGTTGCATTATCAACTTGGTAAACTGAACCATCTACTTCCATAAATTCATTTTTAAATTTTTCAAACTTAAACTTTCCATCTAATTTAGGATTTATCTTTGCAAAATGAACTTCTAAAATTTTTAACATTCTTTCAAAGTTTGCTTTAGGTTTAGTACCTAAACTATTCATTATACCAATATTTCTTGCTGATAATTGTAAACCGTGTACTACACTTTCTCTTAATCTTGGATTGCCAAATTGTTGATCGTACTTAAATCTGGCATCGGCATTTTTAAAATGTAATACTCTGCCTTCACTTAATTTTTTTGCAATACTTTGAGAACCATAAACTGCATCTAAACCATCATTTTTAAAAAAAACACCCGATCTTAATTTAAGCCACATATCATCTAAAATTTCATCAATGTTTTTTGCGCCACCAAAAGTTCTTTCTAAATCTAATAATGGTTTTATAATTTCTCTCCAAGCTGATTGATGTTGTTTCCAATCAGTTACAGTTCGACCAGCTGCTCCAATTAATTTATCTGGATCATGGTATTGTCTTGTAATCCAATCATCTAGTTTCCCAATGTTAGCACCTAAATTATTTAAAATTGTTCTAACATGTTCATTATGTTTTTTAACAATTTCTGCGATAACTTTTGCATCTTTAACTCCAGTATTTTCTCCAGCTAACTCTCGATAAACCTCAATATCTAATTTACCATTTTGAAAAGCATCTAAAGCATTACCTCCAGCTTTTTTTAAATCGGTAAATAAGTTAGTCATAAACTCTTCTTCTAAACCAGCTTGATCGTTACCTATAGATCTTCTGGAACCTTTACCAAAATCTTGAATACCTACTAACATTGCTCTTATTCCTTTAATTGGATCTTTAGACCAACTATCTATTATATGATTTGATCTTTCTAAAATTTTAATAGTATCATTTGCTAAATTTCTTTTATTAATTGCTTGTTCTATTTCTATTTCATCAATAACTTTTTGTGCAAGTTTACTTTCTTCAATGTTAGCTTTTTTTAATGCTTGTTCAGCTGCTAAATTAGATTTAACTCTAGTTAAAACATTATTAACCTCTTCATCTGTTAATAAATCTTTTATAACTCTTTTAACTTCAATTAAACATTTATCCGCCATTAAGATCTCCTAATTACACAGTTGACGGCAGCTTTTATTCCATCTCTAATTTTATTTTTATTTTGTATTTTATTGTCTATACTTTCCATAGCTTTAGTATTTGCTGCAACATCAGCACTAGCAGCTTCATTATCTAATTGTTTTTCTAAATCTTTTGCTCTTAATGCTAAATTTTGTGCATCTAGTTCTTCTGCTTGAACTGTTTTATTTTCAATAATAGGTTCTGTTTTATTTGGATTTACTCCAACATCATCTCTACTTAATTCTGTACTCTTAACTTTACTCGCAACTTTATTTTCGTTTACAATCTTTTCAACAACTGCTTTTTCTTTTGCTTCTAAATCTTTTAATTGTTTTTTTAACTCTTTAATTTTTTTTAAGGTACTAATATATTTTAATTTTCTTTTAGGATCTAATTTTTCTAAAGCCTGTATTTTTTGTTTAATATCTTGAATTTTTCCAAATAGTTTTACACCTTCCTCATTTAATTCTTTTCTTGAATTAACTAATGATTTTTTAAGTTCAGCTTTTGTATTATCTATTTCAATTAAAGTGTCATTATTTAATCTTGAATTTTGAACTACCTCGCCAACATTAACAGCTTCATCATTCGCTGCTTTAGTTACTGCGTGTCTAAATAAATCTTCTTTTAAATGAGGATGTGATTTGGCAAGTCTTTGGTAGATATTATCTTTTCCTCTAACACTTGCTAGAGCGTCTCCTATTTTACCAAAACCAAGGTGCATACCAGAACCAAGAATAGTTCCAGCAGTTAAATTTAAAATAGTATCTTGATAAGTATAGTCTGCTTGTTCAGATTTTGCGACACCATAAACAATAGGCTCAACTAAAGTATTACCAACAAAACCTTCTACAGCACCTTTTGCTAATCTTGCTCTTGTTGCTCCAAATCTAGCCGCCCAGGCAGCAAATCTTGCTTCTCTAACAATCGGTATAAAAGATGCTGCAATATTTATTGGATCAGTAAATGATGTAACTAAACCAGCTCCTAAATAAACAGCTTTTGATGCTAAATTTTGTGGAGCTTTAGCAAGTTTAGCTGCTCTATGTTGTTCAATTTTTTTTCTTTGAACTATGTAATCTACTACACCTTTTCTAGTATCCTTTTCAAAGAATAAACCCATATCTGAATATTTTTTATTTAATTCTTCTTTAGGAATAACCTCATCACTAAAATTGTAAGCCTCTTGTTTTTCAAATGCTCTAAATAAAGATGATGTTGGGTTAAAGTTCCAGGCTTGATAAGCAGATGTTTTAGTTGCCTCCCATAAACCTACGTTAGCTGTTTGTGCAGCAGTATTAATAACATGATCTGGTAATTTAAAAGTATTAAATTTTAAATTTAACATTATAAACCTGGTACTTCTTCTGGTTCCATATCGTCATAATCAAATGGAATATTTGTAATAGGTAATAATGTGTTTACATCGGTAAAACTAATTTCTATTCTATTGCCATTAGCGTCTGATATTGGGATCATCATACCATTTTCTCTTGGTACATATAATAACAAACCATCTCCCTTTTCGTTAAGATACCAATTACCATTATTTTTAATATCAGAAACCATTAACTCTTGTATTTGCTGTTTTGATAAATTTTCAAATTTACTATCTATTCCACCTACAACAAATTCTCTATCCTCATTTAAAATTTCTTGGTCGATTGAACCATAATGGGATAAATCTATTTGATTAAGGTAATCTGTTTGTTTAATAGTATCTAAAATAAATTCTGCTTTCTTTTCTATGTGAGTTTGATTTACAGCTGTACCATTAACATCTTTTGGTATCCAAAAAGTTTCATGGTATTTATAATCGGTTGAATGAGCCTCAATAATTTTATCTACAGCTTTGTCTACTGTTAAATTTTCATTAAACATTTTATAAAGAACTGCTTGATATAAAGCATCTGTAACCATGTTAATATGATTTGCTTGATCTAATTCTCCAGCGGGTTGATTATTAACAACTGTTGCATAACCATTGTCGTTTAATTCTTTGCTAATTCCTTTTTTAATATCTGATAAATCAGATGACTTTAACATTGTAGAATTTTTAATATTTGTTTCTAAAGTTTTAACATCAAAACCATTAGCAATAGAAAGTTGAAGATCTCTATTATTGGTACTTAAAATTAAAGTTGCACCACCAGGTAAGTTGGCATCTTGTAATTGATTATAAATATCTGGCATCTTATCGCCATACTTGTCGCTTAAACCATATAAGTAACCAATTTTTTTATTAACATCTACTTCATCATTAAAGGCTGTAACAATATTATTAGCTTCTGCCTCGCTAATATATTTTCTTAAAGCAATAGGTACATTTTTTTCTTCATAAATTTGATCTAATAAACTTGATCTTTCAGAAATAAGAGTTTGTACTCTTTCAAAATTATTTGTGCTTTCAGCTAAATTAATTTCTTTTTCAAGAACTTTTAAATCTTCATTATTTGCTATATAATATCCAGCCGCATCTTTTTGGATTAAAGCCATTTTCTCATAAGCTATTTGTTCTAAATGCTTTTTAGCCTTTTCTTTAAAAGCTAAATGATCTCCAGTAACTTCTATATTCTGTATAAGATTTAATTCTTGACCGTATTCTGAATTTTTAATGACTAAACTATTATCCCTAACTATGTCGCTAATAGTTAAAAATTCAAACATTTCAGCATACTCTTTGCTGTCTTTCCAAGGTTTAAGTAATTTTTCTTTTGTATAATTAGATGCTTCGCCAATCTTTGCACTTTCAAAATATTTTTTCATTTCTCGGCTTGACAAAGCCTGTGCAGCATTTTTAGCTGAATTAACTAACTGCATTCTTTTATCGGCTGATAAATTTGTATAATTAGTAAAACCATCTTTATCTTTTGCTAATATTTTATCGTAAGTGTCGATTGCATCGTTTTCTAAATCATTACTAAATTTTAATATATCTACACCTTCCCAAGTTTGAAATTCAACTTGTTTAGCTGTAGCTCCAAATAACTCTTTAAATTCTGTGGATTCAAATTTTTTTTTTAAATTTAAAATAGCGGCTATTTTTTCTATTGAACCATCTGGAGATGTAGCCGCTTTAAATATATCTGGTTCCATTGATTTTAATTCAACAGTTCTAGTTTCTGTAATAAAATTAAGATAAGAATTTTTCTTAACAGTATTCATGTCTGATATTTTTGCTAATGTTAATTTTTCATTAAAAAATTTTTTACCAAAAATACCCTCAACATTATTTTCTAAAAAACTTTTAACTTTTTCATATTCAGTTTCATAATATGCTGCAGCTTTATCTGGGTCTGTCATTAAACCAGCTTTTACTTTAGCTTTATTTAATCCTTCAAAATTTTCATTACCATTAACTGCAACATCGTATGCTTTTAAAGCTGAATTTTTTGATTTTCTTTCCTCGTATTTAACATAAAGTTTTTCTCCACTTGCAAGCATATTACCCATTGCTCTACCTGGAGCGGCAGCGGTATCTAAACCTATTCTCATTGCTCTTGTAGATTTAACATCTCCAACTTCAGTTGTTGGTGCTACTTGTGTATTATAAATTTTAATTGCCATTATACAAACATTGCTCCTGTATTTAATAAACTTTGTCCAGCTTGAAAATAAGATACTTTTTTAGCAACTTTTCCTCTGTATTTTTCTATAGCTGCTTCCGCTCTTAAATTAATTGCTTCGTTTTCTTGTTGTTGTTTTGCTATTGTTGCATTGTATTCCATCATGTCTCTGTCTGTTTCAAGATTGTATTCATTTTCAAATAAAACTTCTAAAACAGTTCCAGAGCTGTCAACACCAGACGTTGCGTAGTTAGTAATTATTTCGCCAATTAATTTATCTGCGTTGTCGTTAAATCTTGGTAAGTCATAATTAGTATAAACAGCAAAACCAGCTTTAGCCTCTTGCTCTGCAATTAAAGCATCTCTTTTAAGTAAACTAGCATTAAACTTACTAGCTCTATCTGCTGCTTTACCACCTATTACATCTCCAAAAAAACTCATTTTATAATCCTCGCAAATCTATAAAAGTCTGATCCATCTGGACCATAACCCTTCATTAAACCTTCTTCTTTCAATCCTAAAAATTTTGCAAACTTTAATGCAACTAAACAATCGGCTTTAACTGATGTTTGTAATCTTCTAATAAAATTATTTTTTAACATCATGTCAGTTCTTTGCTTAATAACCTTTGCAAATGTTATTGGATAGTTATTTATTTCTTTTGTAGCCAAGACCCACCCCTCGGCACAGCCATCCCAGAGGGGAAAGATCCCTCCAGCCGCTATAGGTTTGTTATTCAATAACCCTGTAAACGACATTCCAACTTCTTTTAGATAATAAGCATATTTTCTATGCTCTGGTTTCATTTCTAATAATTCACTATTTAAACCTTGATCTAAAATATAATGTGCGTGTTCGTTTTCAAAAGGTACAAATTTTATATTAGACACTCTCTGTCTCCAATCTTGGATAAATACCAAGGATAGTCATTGGTAGAGCCTGTGGTTGTTGAACATAAACTAAACCTTCCGTGCCATAGCCTGTGTCAAATTCAACAGATTTATCTCCTGTAAATAATGGAATAGGTAAATCCATTGGAGATCCACTAGCTCTAAAATCTATTGATGTTAAGTTTGCTGCGTTGGGTCCAACTTTAGCTCCAACGGTATCTTGAAACCTAACAGATAAATCATAAATTCTTTTTGTTTTAGTTTGAGTTGTTTCTGTATAACCTTCATCTAATCTCATTGTTTGTAAATCAGATGTATACAGTAAACCAACTTTAGCTTGTTCAGTTGCGTTATCTATTGTTATACTGCCGCTTGAAACTGTTTTATTAGTTTGTGCAGCACCTTCGCCAATAACATCTACAACTTCTCCTTCTAAATGATCTAATCCAGTAAGAGTAGTCGTTTCATCGCCAACATAACTTAATCCACTATCTAAATAATGAAATGCAGTAACATCTCTATTAAAATCAAATGGAGTAAAATATTCAACGTGCCTTCTTACAGCTCCATTAACCCATCTTTGAACTATAACCCAAACTTGATCTTCGTCTGCATCGCCATCAATGACAGCAACACTTTCCACTTTAGCATGAGTTAAAATATTATCAGTTTGCTCTGATGTATGTGCTGAAGTTAAACTAACAACAGTAGATAAAGTTTTATCTGAATAAAGTTTAAATTGGTTGTTATCAATTTTTTCAATATAATATTTTGTATTTTCAGATAAACCACCAATAGCTGTTCCAGTATTATCGTAATAAAAAATATCACCAGTAACAAAACCATGAGAGACTGAATAAATAAAATTAGAAGAAATATTAACACCTTGATAAATGTATTGAGTTGTGTCTGAACTCGGAGCTGAAGTAAAAGATATAGCCGTTCCAGCGGTAGCATTCGATGCTGTTGTGGCTAATTTAATGGTATTGCTATCGGTTGCAATAGCATAATATAATGTTGAATTATTTAAACCACCAATCGCATTAGAGCCAGCATAATAATAAACCGGATCAGCTGTTGATAAACCGTGTGATGATAAAGTTATAGTGTTGTTGGTTGTATTAACAACAGTTGTATTTGAAGTAAAAGAAATTGATTGTTGAATAATATTTTTTGTAGTGTCAGACTTACCGCCTATAATATGTCTATGCCAAGCTACAACACTTTCTAATCTATTATAAGTCAAGCCAGCTAATATTCCGTCAGTTCTTGCTCCCCAAACTATTGAGTATGGTTCTTGTTGGTAATCCATTTGGGTAATACCACTATCAGTTATATGTTCTGCAAGAATAGTTAAATCTGGAGCTACATAACCATCTGTATCAAAGTTATAAGCAAGTTCTCTCATTTTTCTTTTTGCTCTTTGTAAAAAGATAGTTGCGTTTCCAATAGATAAAGCATCCACTCCAGCTGAACCATAATTAGATTGTTTAACGATTGAAATATTTGTTGGTGTAATTGCAGATGCGGTTCCAGCGGATACAGCATATTCCCCACCCGTTGTCATTACAATTAAAGTTCTTGTTGCCTTCATAGCTTTAATTGCATTAACCTGGTTAGATGCAATGGTATAAATCATAGCATCGTCAGCATCAGTTCCAGCTGTCATATTCTCATAGTCTCCAGACTTTGAGAAAAACATAGTTTGTGGTTGATCGGATGTTCCAGCAAAAACTAATCTTTGTTCAAAGAAAGTAACTACCGATGGATGACCCGTGGTATCTGAAAAAGAACCAAGTTGAAAAGCTGCTGTCGCATCGGTATTAGTAAACGCTTTAGTAATTGTGCAGACTACAACTGTGGTATTTGTTCTTGCTGTAATTACTGCCTCGCCACTATTAAATTTTAAAATTCTTCCAACATCTGTTGTTTGCCAACCATTACCACCATTTATTCCTGTAGTTGAGCTAGCAGTTATATTAACACCCGTTCCAGTTCCAGAGGATGCTGGAGTTAAAGTTGTCGCTGTAGTATTAGCATCCATGTAGGGTCCAGTTTCGCCAAAGTCTACTTCTGAAAGTGTCCAAGAGGTATGACCCGTTCTTGATAGTTTAGATGCTTCGTGTGATGGATGAGTAACATACATAACGTCAGCAGACTGTGCAAATTTTAAATCAAATAGTTGTGCTGTCGTATAGTTAGTTGTAATTTGATAAATTCTATTGGCTACACCAGCGGATGAATAAGCAGTATAACCAGAAGAGTTTATATCGTTACCATCAACATCTTGTAATTCAAAAGTATTAGTAGTTTTATCTGCTACTTTAAAAGTTTTACCATTTACTTCTGTCATTCCTACAACAGATGAAATAGTTATAAAATCTCCATTATTATAACCATGTGAGCTAGATGTAACTACAGCTGGATTAGCAGCAGTAATTGCTGTAATAGTTTTATTAGCCTCTACAATTTGACCGTCATCTTTAAAGAAACGAATATATTGATTGCCAAATTCTAAAATGTAAGTTTGTTCAGTTGAAAATGTAAAAGGAATAAGTCTTGTTTTATTTGCAGATGTTTTTATTTCAGATACAAAATAAGTTCCTGGTCGTCTTGTTATTGGTCCATGTGGCATAACCACAAAGTTTTCAATATTAGTTGCACCATTAAAGTATTTTGCAAAATCTGTTCTTCCCTCCATAGAAGAGGAAAGCTCCCCAGCGGTAAAGCTAGGGATACTTAAAAGTTGTTTTCCCATATTTAATATCTACTGTTTAAAAAATCTTCAGTTATGATTTGATCTGTTGGAGCTAATTCTGGGTTAGTGTTATAACCTTCAGAACTATCTGCGTGTCTTGCCTCTGATAATTTAGCTTGATATTTTTCTGCCATTAAATTTGCAACTTGTAGATTGGCAGTTATAGCATAAGCAATATCTTGCGCTAAATGTGCAGAGATAGTTTCTCTTAATAAAACATCTAATTCATTAACATCTGTTATTTGTGCTAAATAAATTAAATATACTTCACTTTCACTAATTAATAATTTTCTGCCTTCAATTTTGTAATCTGAATTGTAATCTTTAATTCCTAAAATTCTTAAACAATCTGCGGGTAAAGTATATTGATAATCAAAACCCCAAGCTGGAGTATCGCTATCTTGTGCTAATTGAACTCTTTTAATTAAACAATTCCAAGGATGCGCTCTAAATACTGCATCTCTAATTGTTGTATATCTTTCATTACATAATCTAGCATTTTTACTATCATCTGTAAGAGCTGTTATAGAACTTGCGCCTAATTGATTTAATGCTGAATTACAAATTTGAACTACTGATGCCATGTTAATCCTTTTTAATTATATATTTTCTTCTTAATGTTCTTGGTTTTACCAAAGCAAATATTTCAGCTTCAGTTAATTCTTCTTTAGTATCAAAACCATAATGATACTTGCTATCGTTTTTAAATCTGTCTACCAAAACATATCGGTAAATATGATTTCCACTTTTAAAGTGTAAGACAAGTTTTGGTTTATCTATTTTTTTTGTCATGCATCCTAGGCGGGATCCACTCTCGCTTCCCCCGCCTAAAATTCTTTTTTACTAGTTACAAACGTAGTTAATGCAGAACGACATATCGCCTTCAGTTCCACCCGCAGCAGCCATAGTAGCCGCTATGTAGTAGTAACCTCCAGGATCTGAACTCGCTCCAGCCATTTCCCACATTGCTTTACCAGCAGTATTGATGTCAGCAGCTTCGTGTCTTACATCTGCGATTGCAGCAGCATCAGCTACAGCACTTGCAAAGTAATCTTCGTCTACTACTGTTCCATCACTTTGATAAATTCCAACATTGAAAGTACATGAACCTCCAAGTGTATCTGATCCGATCCAAATTTGTGGAACGACAGCATTACTTGGTATTGGTGCAAGCATAACAATATCGTTATCGTCACTATCACCAGCTGCTACAACTATAGTACCTTGTGCAACACGAAGAACTCCGTGTAAAAGGCTGCTATCTGTAAGAACTGGAGGAGTAGCTTCAAAATTTGCTACTAAATCACTATTTTTAGTTCCCATAATTTATTCTCCTATTGATTATGCTTCATGACAAGGAATTTGAACAACTTTTTCTTCTTCCATACGAGTTGCGCCCAAACTCATCGCATAATAAACTTGCGTTGAGTAAGATTTGTCAGCTCTTTCAGAAATTTTTGCAGAAATATCCTTACCGATACCTAACTTAATAGCATCTTCAGTATATGCAAAAACTAATCTGTCAGTAGTGTTAGTTGCATCCTTGTTCAATCTTGTTGACATTATAAACTCAAAACCTAAATAAGAATTTATACTACCTTCAGCAAGAGCTTTAACTGTGTTATAGTCAGAGCTAGTTACTTGTGTAGTTCCTAATAGATCCGAGATCTGTTGTGGTCCACAAACGACATATCTCTTCAATGAAGGGTCAACATCGTTGTTATCTAGGATTTTCTTCGCAGACAAAAGTTTAGCAATCGTCAAACCATCTGATTGGTCTGAAGTTGCAGTCTTTTGAGTTGAAGGTAAAGCCGTAGATGTACCACCAGCAACACCAGTATTCGCAGATGCGTTGAACGCTGTTATAATAACATCATCCATTGCTCTGTTCATAGCTGCCGCAGCTGCTCTTGCGTATGAACTTGTCGGGTCTACAAGCATTCTAACCTTGTCAACATCGTCAACAAGATCAGCCCATTCGTAGTCAGCCAAGCTCAATCTTCTTCTGCTGTGAGGCGTGTCTATTTGAGGTGTGTCGCCATGTCTGCTCGTTCTTAATTGAGCAGCAGTAACTCCGACTTGATCGAAGAATGCGTTTTTACCTCTAACAGTTTCCACATCAACAGAACCTCTTAATTTACTTCCCATTTGTTGAGAAAGCATAGCAACATTAGAGCTATACTGTTCAACGAAAGAAGTAGTTATTTGTGAACTCATAATAAGTTCTCCTTTGTTGGTTATTGTTAATGTTAAGCGGCTGATTATCCTTGCGGGTCGAAACCTCGATTTCAGTTCTCCTGGAACCTATACTTTCATAGTGTCAACTAGGGTCTTTCGATTATCCCAATATATTTCGGCTATACTTGATTTTTTTGTTCTCGTAAAGCCAAAACTTCTTTAACAGCTAGTTCATGGTTAGGATGTCTTTTATCCCAATAAGCTGAACCTTGTTGTGTTAATTCTCCAATTTGTTTTTCTAATTGCGCTGGTGTTTGATAAGCTGGTCCAGATGCTTGCGTTATAGTATCTTCTCCCATCTTATCTGCTAAATTTGCAAATGCTTTAATAAAACTTGGATGGTCGCCAATTTTAGTTCCGTCTGCTAAATTTGAATTTAAAAAATCAGCATCTAAAACTTGTTTAGCAACAGTTGCCGCTTTATTAATTTGCTGGTCGTATGCTTGACCCCACTCTTTTTTAAGAGATGTTTCGCTTTGCTCTCTAGCACCCATAGCTGCTGTGTCTGCGTCTTGTTGTTGTTGAGCTGCCATATCATTATAAAACTTAACTATACCACTTGCTTGATTAGGTAATAATCCTAACTTATGCGCTTGGTCTGAAAAATTTTTTAAAGCATCTTCATTAATTTTAGCATCTTCTCCTAGATCATATTTATATCCAGTTGCATCCTTTGGTCTACCTAGTTTTTCATAAACTGCATCCCAATCTTTTTCTGTTGCAAATTTATTAGGTACAGGAATTTTATCTGAACCTACTAGCTTTTGTGCGTGGACATAACTTTTTGCTAGGCTTTCAATATCTTTAATATTTTCTAAAGATTTATCTGCTCTTATTTCATCGGAAAGACTTGCTTTCCAATCTGTACTTGTTGGAGTTTCTGTTTTAGGATCTCCAGATAACACAGAATTTTCAGTTTGAACTTCTGGTGTTACTACCTCTTGATTTTCGCTTGACATATTTATTCTCCTTTTTTGTTAAGCATATTTTTAATGAACAAGACTACTGCTCTTGAACCTTCTAAAAATGCGCTTTCGTGGCTGTCTCCTTTAACGTGAGTAGTTGCATGAAAGCTGCATCTTTTTTCCAAATCAGAAAGCACTCGTTCTCCAGCTTCCGATTTAAAAACTGTTTTATAATCAATGTTTAATTGTTTAAGTTCTTTTTGATCCATTACTCAACCGCCTTTAAAGCTGGTGCTATTTTACCAGCACTCTCTGCAACTGCTTGCGCTTGTTGTAATTGTTGCATCTCCATTTCGGCTTGTTGTTTTTGTTGTTGAATTTGTTGAACCTCTGCTTTTGATCTCATAATTTTAGCTGGTAAACCTAAAACATTTTTAATGTGATCGACTAAACCATCTATATCTATGTAATCAAATACTGGTGCAATATTTTGCATTGAACCAAATATTTCTATTCCTCTCATAACAGATGATAACTCTTGTGTCTTTTGAGCTTTGGCTAATGGAGATACATATTCTATCTCAACATCCTGTTCCCCAATCTCCTCTGGTATTGGTGGAAGTTTATTATTTTTTAATAATAAATTAAAAGCTCTTGTAATTAATGGTTGTAGTAATTCACTTTGTAATCTTCCTAATACTGGACCCAACAATCTCATCTTCTCTTCAGTTCTTTGCATGACTTCTGTTGCTGTCATGTTTTGACCCTGTATCATCATTAACTGGTCGACAAAGAAATTTTCTCTTATTGCTTTTCTTCTTTGCTCTTCCATTTGAATACCAACAGGCGCATTCGATCCAATTTGTAATGGTTCAATTCTATCTCTGGTTCCAGATCTATAGAAATTTAATCCACCTGGTACAGTTCTAATTGGTAAAATAAAACCATCATCGGGAACCATTAAAGGTGGGTCAATTTGTTTTTGAGCTGCTTTAATAGATGTTTTAGACATTGTGTTTAACATCTTGGTATCTGGTAAAGCATTCATCGCTGGCGATCTGCCATAGATTTCATTAGATGAAGATTTTAAATATCTTGGTACTACATAAGGAAATTCTCTAAATCCACTTTCTCTTAAAATAGCTCCTGTCTCTTGATGAATATGGCATGAGATATAATCCATATTATCTTTATTCTGATAACCCATTGGAGTATCAGATTTATGTACCGAATGAAGTATAACCGTATCTTCAAAAGGTTTATTTTTAACTGCATCCTGTAAAGATTTTGGTAGTACCGCATCTGGATACATTAAAGGAATATTTTTATTTTTAAGATGAAATCTTCTTAATAAGCTGTCAACAAAACCTTTTTCATTTTCAGTAATAAATATTTCTGAAATATGTAAAGTTTTAAAACGTAAATCATCTTTAACATCATCAGTAATAAACATAGCCGATGTTCCAAAAGCTAATAGTTCATGGTAAAGTTCAAAAACTTCTTGTTGAAAATTTGAACGAGCAAATACTTGCTGCATAATTTTAGCGCAGCTCTCTAACCATTCTACTGCTGTATCATCTTGGTTAGTTGCCTCATTTCTAAATTTTAAAACGAACCACGGAGAAATCGTATTGGTTAGCATACCATTTAAGCTAGCTGATAATAATTCTAATGCGTGAGTAGCCGTACCATCATAAATCTGGTCGTGTCGTTTATCGCCTTTAGTTCTTTTAATAGTTATATTTGATTTTCTTGGTAAAAAATAATCTGCAATTTCTTGCCAATGTTCTTCCCAAGTAACTCTTTGATTTTTTAAAGTATTATATTTGTCAATAATTTTTTGTGATTTTTTTTCTACTGCCATTTTTTATCCTAAAGTTTTCTTTTTAATGTTTAATTTATTATTACCTAATCCTGTTGCAGAAGTTAAAATATTTTGTGATCTACCTTTTTTATTTGTAGCAAGTAAATTTTCATTAGCAGACATTGTGGTAGCTGTTGCTTGATCTACTTCTGCTTTTGTTGGAGTTGTTACAGCTGCATTTACTCCCTCAACATAAGTAGTTTTTGTTAAAATAGGTTGGTTGTTATCTCTATCATTACCACCAACATTACCTGGTTCTTTTAAATAACCTTGACCCTCTAATTGAGTTTTAAATCCAGATGATAAAACAAATTCTCTATTTGTTAAATCTGTATTAGTAAATTTTCCAGATTTTTTTGCAAATGCAACTCTTCTATTATAATTATTATCTTGAACAAATTTTGAATTACTAATTGCTTTAGCAGTTCTACCTATTAAAGTTGCATCAAAAATTTTTGCAATAGGAGATCTTCTACTTTCTCTATTTTTTTTATTTTGTTCAGCAATCTGTTTGTTTACTGTAGATGTTTTTCTTGATGAATATGTTGTACCACCAGTTGCTACTGCCTCTGCTCCAGATACTTGATCGTCAGATCCACCGCTTGATGCTCCTCCCATTTATCCTCCTAACTTTTTCTTTTTAACTAATAAGCTATTGTCATCTTCTAAACCGTCAGCTCCAGTTAATATTGTTTGTTTTCTGCCTTTTCTATTTCTTCTAATAGCGGCTCTTTTTTCTTCAATTTCTTTTTTTCTTGCCTCATCATCATAACTTGGCGGTTCTGGCGCTGGTGCTGGCGGTGGTGGTGGTGCGGGCATTTTTGGCGCTCTAAATATTCCCATAATTATTCTCCGTGTATTCTATATTCGTTTACTGCTAAACTTTGTGCTGTTGCTTTTTGTCTAGGTAAATCAGTAATCGACAGAGCCATATATCTTGCGGCATCTGCTGCATGACTACTCCAATCTTTTACTGGTTTATTACTAAACATTTTCATCTTCTCGTTATATTTTCGATGATGGTGTCTTAAAGCATCTACTAATGGTTTTGTGTTTTCTCCGTCAAACCAACACTTAGGTAAAACCATCTTTAAGCTGTGGATACCATCTTCTAAATTTATTTTAGGTAAAATCTTAAACCTTATTCCTAATTGGTAAGCTACCTCTCTTCTGGTCTTACCAGTTGAAAATTCTGTTACTTCTATGTCATGTGGTGCAAAGTGTTCCCCATAGACATAATCTTTATCTTTTACGACTTGAACATAATGCGGCAACCCTTCTCGGTTGTTTTCATAATAATCAATTATTAAAATCTGGTTCCCCAGTAATTGATAGAAAACTATTGCTGTACTATCGTCAACTCCAAGATCCCAGGCAGTATGAACCATTAATGCTGGGTCGTATGCAATTCTAGTTATTTGTTTTTTTTCTTCTAAAGATTTTATAATTTCTCCATATACTGCTCCTTCAATATTTGCAATCCAATCGCACTCAAATTCTTGCTTATACTTTGCATCTCCCATTTGAGCTTTAGCAGCATCTAATTCCTCTTGGTCGATAATTCCTGTCTCGCTGGCTTTTGCCGTGTAGGCTAACCAGGTTGGATCAGATTGTGCGTGCTGGTATAAATCATAAAATATATTACTCATTCCAGCTGGTGTTGAAATGAAGTAACAAAAACCTTTTCTATCTGATAGAGCGGGTCTAATAATTTCATTCCATAATACAGGGTTCATCTGGCTGCATTCATCCACACAAACCCCGTCAGCATAAATTCCTCTAATCTTATCGGGATCTTCGCTAGATAATAATTGTATTCTAGCTCCTGTCGCAAAATCGCACCTTAATTCAGTTTCGTTAAAAGTAGTTCCTGGTATACAGCTTGCGTACTGTTTTAAATAATCCCAGCATACCCTTTTAATAGATACGAATGTTGGTCCAATAAGATAATACCTTGGGTTCTTTTTATCATTTGTAAGAGCTTTCTTCATCAAATGTAAAATTATCAGTATAGTCTTGCCAAACCTCCTGTGGCAGTTAAGCACCGCAAATCTATGATTATCTAAATCATTATGCAGTTTTGCCTGTAGGGGTCTTGGAACATAAGGTATTTCTATGTGCATTATAATTCTTTTCCCCACCTAATTCTAGGTGTTGCTTGTACTTCTTGCCAAATTCTATTAGTTCTAGTAGTCCAACCAGTATTTTTTTTAAATATTTGAACTGTTGTTTCTTTATTAAAATTTACTGCTTTTAAACTGCTCCCACTTTCATTTGATAAAGTATAAGTAATAATTTTTTTACCCCCCATACTTTGCCAAATTTTTATAGCTTTAGCATATAAAAAACTACAAGTACCTTTAGGAGCATCATCTAAAACACAATTTCTATTTATTTCTAAAGTTAATTTATCGTCTAATTTTCTAGCAACGGGTCTGCCAATAATAGCAACACCAACGAGTTTTCCCTGGTATTCTGCTCCAATGCTAAATTTATGACCCACACACCTTTTATTATGTCTATGGTGCTTTTCTATAAAAGTGTTTGCCTCTTTTAAATTTAAAGGAATTACTTTTAGATGTTTAGACATTATAAAATCGCTAATATAATAATTAAAGCTACAACACCAATTACGACTTTTTTATGGTCGTTCCAGTAGTGTTTCACTCCTTGAATAATTAAATCCATAATCCCTCCCTAGTGAATTGTTGGTAAATCAAATAACTCTTTAACCGATTGATATTCAATGCCGCTATTCTTCATTAATCTTTTTAAAAACTTGTTAGCATGGGTTTGATCTTCAAAGCCGTTTAAGTGTATAATTAAACCCCCCGTATCTTCGGCAGTAAATACCATTGCTGTTATTAATTTGTTTTTTATATCCATAGTGTGTCTGTCTGTGTCTGTGTGCGAAAGTCCCGATTTATATATTTATAATTTATGCGCCTTGTTTTTGGGTCATACCCCCATCACACGCATTGAAATTCTTTAATTTTTCTACAGTTTTTTTAGTCTTTGGTTATCTCAACCGTAAACTATTGAGATATTGCTTTACTTATTTAATATTTTAAGTGTGTTGCAAGTGTCATTGTACCGTTAGCTGCGTTATATATCTGGATCGAACTCCTTAACGCGTAAGATGCTGGCTCTGGCGCGCTTATAAAGATACGGAGATTCCAACCAAGCCTAACCAGATACAACTGGATCTATTCGTATCTATTCGTATCAAACAGGCACAAAAAAACCCAGGAGAGATTACTCTCTCCCAGGTTAATTATCTTTTAATATTATTTAATTAATAACAGCCGTACAACTCTTCGCAAGCATCATTCAAGCCAATTTGATCGCTAAAAGGTTGAATATACTTATCTCCACCCCAATAACCCTCAACTTGTTTGTCTTCGGTATTAACCCAAATATTGGGACCACCTCCCGCAACTAATAACAATGCTCCGCTATAAGTCTTGTCTTGATTAACAACCCATTTGATAGAATAAACATCGTCTAAAAAATCAGATCCAGTTGGCTCAAAATCTTTTTTTTCTTCTTCGTTAAGATCGTGATACCTCTCGCAACTTTCGGGATCTATTTTTTCTGTTCCGTTTATTTGATTGGCTATGCTTTTGCAATGCCTCTCAAGTTGCTCTTGTGTTGTCTCTTGTTTTCTTACTGCGCTCATATTGCTCCTTATTTGTTTAATAAGGTAACAATAAACTAATGTTGACAATATGTCAACCCTTAATATGCTTAAATGCGTATTTTAATTTTTGGTACTAAAAAACCCCAGCAAGCGTTAAACTCAACTGGGGTTAATTATCTTTTAATTATTTAAATAACGGGGATAATTGGCAATTCTTTTATATTAGTATGAATTGCACCACCATCATTACCCTCGTCATCTTGCGACATAGTTAATAAAACTCCATTATCTAATTTAAGTTCTATTGGTCTTTTATGCCAAGAATAATATTTATCTGCAACTTTTTTTGGCATATATTTGGCAAGAACTATTCTTCTACCTAATAAATGTTTATTTATTAACTTTTCCCAATCTTTTTCACTCATTGAGACACCTCCACCCTATCTGTAGAGATTTTAAAGTTATAAGCAAAGGGAAACTCATTAAGCAAACTTTGTTTTGTGTCTGCTAACTTTCCAAGCTCGGCAACCTTTTCTATTTTAACTGCGCCAGTAGTATAAAACAAATCAACAAGAGCAGTTATCTTATATTGTACTTTTGTTTTTATCATAGTACCTCCTAATGATTTGCTTATATCATTAAGATTGACAATCTGTCAACTATTAATATGGATATGTGTCAACTATCTATTTGGTAGCTCTTGTATAGGTGTTTTAGATACTTCTTCCACAATCTTTTGAGCTGGTAACATATCTTTTTTCTCATCTGGTTTACCCCATGAAATAGTTAAAGTAGTGTCTGTTTTTTGCTCTATCTTTTGTTTATCGCCAAATGTTGTTGATAATAATCTACTAGCTAACCATCTTATGTGGTTATAGCGTTCCCTCATCCAATGAACCTCTTGCGGTGTTTTAGGTACATCCATATCTTCAGCTATTTTATCAAGTAATGTCCAAACTCCCATTTGCCTTGCATCCATAACCTTTTTTTGTATTTCGTCATCAGTTCTACACCATTTATATACAGTTGAGACATCTGGCATATTTTTTGATTTACAGATTGCACTTAACGGCTTGCCAAGTTCTAATTGTTTGATGATTTCTCTAATTTGTTTTTGATCCATTGTCTTAATTGTTCTTCCGAATAATTTTTAAATTGTTTTAAATTCTTATATGCTTTTATCTTTCCTTCAAGCGATGTTGCGCCAACCGAGGCTCCGCCATGAAACTTGCAACGGAACTTACCAGACTTCATTAGCTTGCCTTTACACTTACATTTAACAGTATAATTGCTTGATCTAGTATAACTTTCGCAAGGGATTTTCTGTAACGGTCTACCTACCACAGTATATAGTTCCTATTATTAAATTTTGTCTATCTTGTCTATAAGAGATTTATCCAAACTAAATTCTAAATTAATTATTGCTTTTATATATCTCCTCTTAATCGTAACTCGATGACAAGAATACATTTTAGCCAGAGATACCCATGAATGCTTTATGGCTCTGGACCAAACTAGCTTTCTATCCTTTAATTCAACTTTAGGAAGTAAATCAATGGCTAATAGCCAGCAATCAATTTGTTTACTATTAGCTCGTAATTTTAGCTTTTTAGTCTTATTCCAGTAGCCATAATCCTTTGGCTCATAAGTAATATCCCGTAATATTTTATACATTGAGGGATTTGTGGGTTTTAAAGAGTTTAATCCAGGCATAAACCGTTCAGCCGTGCCAGCAGTATCAAAAATATCAATTATTTTAGCAGCTCTTAATTTCATGCCACCTTCTCGATGGCACTAGACTTTTTTATTGGCTCATCCTTTTTGAAAGTATGTTTGCGGATTAAATTCCCTTTTTTACTTCTATATTCAACATAATGACCCTCTCTTCCACATTCTATATATGTTTCCCCTTCATATTCTATAGATTGTTTAGCAACCCCCCTGTTCGAGAATGCTCTATTATAGTTATTCCTATTATTAGATCTATACTGGTTATATACTAATGGTTTTATTAATAAGTCTCTTTTAGACACTTCACTAGTCTCTGTGAGAGACTTCACTCTATTTAGCCTTAATTTCTCTAACTCCAGCTGTTGTGTTAATAAATACAAATTAGTCGAAGTTAAGCGTTTTATTGTTATTAACTTTTGTTTGGCAAGGTTTTGAATTGCACGCTGAATACTACTACGAGATAACCCCGTTTCCTTCTTCAATGTCGCATATCGAGGATAGGCTTTCCCATCCTTTTTACCCATATAACAAACCAGCGCAAAATAAACTATCTTATCAATAGCTGATAGCTTTTTATTAAATATAATATTTCTATCACCTACAAAGAATAAGCTCATACTCCACACATCCCTTCGCAAATTCCAGAAAATAAATCTATTTGTTTATCCTTCTTAACTGTTAAATCCGCATCCTTTAAAGGTACAGCCGATCTATGCAAAAAATATTCTACTTCCCCAGTTCTATCGCAGCCGTGTAATCCAGTTCTTAATTCTTCATCTAACTTAACTACAGCATCCCATTCTTCTTTATCTTTTTTTACATTTTGCCATTCGGTATTGTCGTGATATGGGCAAAACGTGCAAGCTGATCTAGGAGGTTCTGGATAACCATTTTTTTTCATCCAATCTTTACAGCCTTGTCTAGTAACTTTTAAATCAATTAATGGATATTCAAAATCTATATAATGATATGTACTTGTTCTCATTCTTTGAGGTTCATCCCTAGAAATACCAAATATTTGAGTAACCTTATGTTCTTTTGGTACTTTAACTCCTTTACCCACGCCTAATAATTCTCTTATTTTTTTAGTTACGGGTTCAATTTTATAGGTACTTGTGCAGGCTCTACGGATAATTCCTTTTTTATGAGTTTTTAAATTACGAGTAAATAATGGAATTGATGTGCCTCTTATATAAGTTCCCTTATTTGATATTCTTAAATTATCTGGAAGTGAACCAGCGGTAACTATTAAAACTGGATAAGATAACTGTTCTGTCAACCATTTTAACCATTCATATACTTGTTTGGGTTCTCCTTGGGTATCGGAAAATACTGCATAATCTGGTTTCGGGACCAATCCCTTTTCCATCATTAATGCTAAAGTTGATGATTGTACTCCAGCACCTAAAGATAATATTCTTAAATTCACTTCTTCCCCTCACAAATTAAATCGTGCCGTTCCTGGAGTAATTGCATCACTTGCAACCAACCATCCGGTAGCATATACATCTCCTCCGATCTCCAAGGTGTTAGTTGCTTAATTCTAAAAGATGTAATACTCTCGCCATCCACCTTATAAAAAACCAGGAAACTTGGCAGACCAGCTAATTCGGCTAATTTCTTTGTAGTTGTCGTTGCCTTCCAAGGTTGTCCCACATCAAAAGCAGTTTCAGCTAGATACAAAGGAGATTTACATTTTAAACAAATACCACAGGCATCAATATCCAGCATTCCCAATTTTTCGGGAAGTGATCTGTGCCAGAGTGAATAAGCTGAAAACTTTACATCCTTATAATAAATATCTCTAGCCAATTAAAGATCTCCCTTATTTCTATATTCCTTTAATTGTTTCTCTAACTTTACTTCTAAAATTTTATTTTCTTTTTCTAATTTATTAACTCTAACCTGGAGTTCTCCATTTAACTTTTGATGACCCTCGTCTATAACCTTTAAGTTATTATAGCTTTCTTGTAGCCTGTCGATTTCATTTTTAAGATCTTTAATTTGTGCCTCATACTTTGAAACCTTATTAATCATTAAAGTATCCGCCTCTTTTTTAGCATCCTCAACTTCCGATAAACCCACCTTAATATTTTTTAATTCGTTATCTAAAAAATCAGCCATAACAAAACTCCCCATCGCAATAATTACAAAGTAAAATTGGATCTCCTAAATATTCTCCTTTTAATCTATCGTTTGTTGGATGATCTATGTCGCAACAATTAGCACTAATTGCTTTTGGATATTTATTTACATAACTCATCCAAACTTTACAAAATCGTTCCCATTCTAATTTATAAGGATCAACAACAACTTGATTTTGTGTTTCTTTAGGAAATAAAAGTAGAGCTGCAACAATAAATAAAAATAATATTTTCATTTAATCACAATCTCCGTAACCTCCTGTACCCAAGCTCCAGGAATAGTGTTTGTATTACCAACAGTTAAAGATCCATCCTCTGCATCTATTGAATAGTCGGCAAAAATTGTAAGTAGTTCTTTTGTTTGAATTAATTTATGACCCTTTGAAATACAAATTGCGGGTTTTAACTTTTTAGCTTTTTCAACTGACATCCATGAATTATCTGCCAAGGTGTCGAACCACCTAACCTCCACAAAAGGATAATCTTCAATCGTACCAGTTATTTTTTTTTCTTTTTTCCTATTCATAAAAGCTAGAAGGTTTGACTTTTCCTTTGGTTTTTTCGGAGATCAGTTTCATAAATTCTGGTCGAGGTATCCTCTCCTTGTTGCACCAACGAAATACAGTTGATCCAGGAGATGTGCCTTTAATTCCTAAAAATTCAGCTAGCTTTTTATGTGATAGATTTTTTGATTTTCTAAATGTTTCTAATTGCATGATTTGCTCTATATGGATTTAATGCCATATCGTCAACAAATACGCATATCAATAATGTGGATATTTAGGTATAATCTATATATTTATACAACTATATATACACTTTTTTGCTTATAATTTTTTTTATACAGTAACTATTGACAATTATATACCTATTGATTTATAGTTGCCAATATGACAATAACAAAATCAAATATACGAATCTTAAATAATACAAATAAGGAACACAAAGATACAACTATGGCAATGCTAAAAAAACTTCTTGATGACAGAGGAATGAACCAAGCTGAACTTGCCAAACAATTAAAAAGAGACAAAACTACAGTTAATCGTTGGGCAAAAAATAGCCGTGAAATTACTTGGGATAATGCTGAAAAAATTGCTAAAGTTATTGGTTGCCATCCAGTAGAAATTTATAAACCTCACAACTACGTTATTTTAAGAAATAGATGTACTTGGAATGGTATTGTGCATGTTATAGATAAAGAAGATCAATACGCAGTAGACGTGCCTTATGAATATTACCATCCCAATATAAAAGCTATTCTAATGCAATGTCCAGGAGTTCCAACAGACGGTGAGATTTGGTTATTTGATATTCCTAAAGTTAAAACTTTTGCTAAAAATTCTATCGGTAAAATTTGCTACATAGAGCCATCTAAACTTGCAATAAAAGAATTAAAAAAAATGAAAAAAGATCCATGTGTACCTATTGTTGCATTATTAAAAGGTAATGGTGATGGTACTTTAGCGTTAGTAAATAGTTATACTAATGAACCAATTAACGAACATTGCCATAAAGTACCTACAGAATTTTTAGGTATAGTTTCTCCAGTTAAAGCTAGATACGACCCAGAGTTGTTAAATAATATAAACAAATAAGTATATAAGTTGCCAAATATACATATTCCGTGTTGACAAAGTTCCTATAATGTTCATAAAAGAATCTATTGATTTGCTTTATGGAAAAAGACGAATTTTTAGACAATATAAAAGAATTACCTAAATGGGTTGAGCTTTACGGTATCAACCATCATTCCCCCTCTCAAATAAATTCCAATGATGATATTTGGAGTTACAAATATTTATACCTATCCCAAGAAGAACGAAGAGAACTACCCATAAATTCTAAAATGTTTTCTGGAGTGTGCCTTGGCGATATGGCGCAATTACAATTTGGCAATTATGTTTGGGAATATGTTAAAGGAAAAGGTTTAACTAGAAAAGAAATTCCACCGCAAAGAAAAGTTTTTGAAAAAATTATAGAAAAATTTAATTTGTATGATCCCGCAGATGACAAAGACAGAGAGCAACACGATATAAATAGACAAGGTTTAGCTTTAACATTTCAACAATTAAAATATGGATTAAGAGAAATTAAATTAAAAGCTCCAATAGATTGTGAGAGATCCGTTAGTTTAGAATTACCTAATTGCTTATTACCTTGTATCGGCAGAATAGATATAGAAGATGAAAATAATTTTGTTGAAATTAAAACAAAATGGCGAAAGAAAAACAGACCAAGAAAAGATGGTACATCTAATTATTCTGTACCAAAAATAGATGAAGGTTATTTAGGTTGGCAAGACCATATTCTGCAAGTTGCTTTCTATTGGTTAGCTTGCAATAAAAAAAAGAAACCTCACTTATTAGTAATTAATGAAAAAGATTATAATGTTTTTACTCCAGATAATTGCGATGATTTAAAACCAGAAAATTTAGAACTTCAATTAAATAAAATGGCAATGGTTGCCAAACGCAGAGAAAGAGTAATGGAAAACCATGCTGGTAAAACTACTTGGTTCCAAGATATTCCATGTGATTTCGACCACTTCTTTTGGAACGGTTTAGGAGATCACAAACAAGCAGCTATGAAACTGTGGGGTTTAGTATGAGGGAAGATAACTCAATGATTAATCCTCAATCTTGGTTGCTGAAAAAAGAATTAGTAAAGAAAAAAAACAATTCAAGAGGTATGCTCCTTATATTGATTGTTTTTCTTATCTCCCTCATAGTTATAAGTCATCTCTTTACTAATAACGGTAGCCAGATGAGTTCAGCCGAGAGGTTTAACAAGGGTTTTATAACAGGCAGTTATCTTTCCCCTTTTTCATACATCTGGCTATCAGAAAGTTATTATGGGTAAAGTTATTAATATCAATAAAATAGAAAACGAAATAACAAAGTTAAAAGCTAATGGCGGTATGTGGGAGATTGGTCCAGGTAAGTTTGCCATTAAACATTTAGAATTAGAAAAATTAGCCAACACTTATAATATTGAAACTAATGTTGAAATTAAACATTGTAATTTAGAAAAAGGTTGTGCAGTAGTAAAAGCTGTTGCAACATTTAACGGTAAAAGTTTTTATACACTTGGAGAAGTTTCCCCTCTTAATAATGATTTTATATTTCCAATAGCTGTAGCAGAGAAAAGAGCTGCGGATCGAGCTATTCTTAAAGCTCTTGGTATTCATGGTAATATTTATAGTTCAGAAGAATTATCAAATATAAAAAATAATAATAATCAAAATACTGGCATAGACTTAAACCAAGAAACAATCATTTTAGAAAGAATTAAAAACGCAAGTCATCAAGCAAACTTGGAACAAATTAAAAGTCAAAATAAAGATTTCTTAACAGAGCTAAAGAAACAAGATTTAAAAAGGTACGAAAAATTAAAACAAGCCTTTTTAAATAGAAACCAGCAATTCATAGGAGGATAATATAATATATGGCTGATTTTCAAAAACCAAAAGACCCAAACTGGATGTGTACCTTTTCATTGAAAAGAAACGCAGATAAAAAACCTGGCGATAATAAACCAGATTTAGTTTTGGTGGATAGTGAAAAGATAAATCAAAAATCTGGGAAACCTTATCGTAAGAACTTTACGATTAATGGTACCTGGTGCGAGGCATCTTGTTATATCCAAGAAAATAAGGATCTAAAAATTACCATTAAGAAAACTGGTGGAGATAAACCAGCTTCTAATGATGGATTTAACGATCAATTTTAGGGGAAACAAATGCAATATGGCTTAACTGAAAAGCAACTAAAACTTTTTAAGTTTATTAAAAGCTATATTTCTAAAAAAAACATATCGCCATCTTACGATGAAATGAAGGTGGCGATAGGTGCAAAATCCAAATGTGGAATTTATGCTAGAATTAAACAATTAGAGGAAAGAGGATGGATAAAAAAACTACCAGGAAAAGCGAGAAGTATCCAAATAATCCGATAGATCTTTCTCCAGATGCTAATACTAACGAGTTAATATCTCGAATATTAGATAGGGATAAAGAAGGTATGGATAAGTTTAAAATTACCATGCAAGACAAAATGTTGAAGGATCCCACCAATGCAAAGTTCTGGTTGCAAGAAGGATTAGAAGAAGGTATAGATTTATGTAGATATTTAATAAATTCTATTCATTCTTACAATCTCCTCAACGAAAAATATAAGAAACTTCTCAAAGAAAACAAAGAATTAAAAGAACATAATAAAATGATGTATGAGCATCCATAAGAAATTTGAAAAATTCTGGTCTGGTTCTGTTTCATTTACAGCTACAGAAACCTTTAAAGATCTGGATACTGCGGTTAAAGCTAGTGTGCCAAGTACCGCAGCTAAAATAGTAATTGATGAAAAAACTATCAGTTACGATTTCAATAGGATGAAGGAGGTTAGTAATCCAAATGATAACACACTACCAACACCTGGGAAAAGAAATCCAGGAGAAAGAAAAGGAGAGAAAAAAGTTGAACAGACAAATAAATAAGTTGTTAAAAGACGATACTGTTCATCCAGCTATTGCTGCTCTTTCTAAACAAAGTCATTCAAAGCTGATTGATATAATTACTTTGAAAGACGAACAAAGTAAATTACCAGGTTAAACTGGTACTTTATAACCATTCTAAACTAATTGAATATTAGTAATACCCTTCCTACGCCTAAATAAAGAAAAGCCAATTTGTCAATATAGGTTGACAGATAAGCAACAGATTGATATTGATTTGGCTTAATGAAATTTTGGTTAAATACAATTAAAGATAAAAATAAAAAGCCAATCTATTTACAAGTTCAAGGCATCAAAGATGATGGTACTAAATTTGAACAATCAAGATTTGAACTGAACCAAAGACGTAGAGCCAAAGAATATATTAAAGATTTAAAAGAAGAGGATTATAAATTACCAGAGGTTGAGGTTACATTTGATGATGCTTTTCCAAAATATTATAAATCTTTAAAAAACAATGACGACAACCAAGAAGATACAAATAACAGATATATTTCATTATTAAAGGCTCATATCCAGCCGTATATTGATGAAAAGTACCTATTTGAGTACAAGGCAAGCACCTTTAAAGACACCCTCTTAAAACGTATTAGAAGCAGTAAAAAGACTAAATGGAAGAAATTTAACGACATTTATCAATTAACTAGACAAAATGAAGTAATAGATAAAAAGACTGTCAAAGATGCGGTGGCATCCTTTAAAAGATTCATAGTTTGGTGTGATGATAATGGCTGGAAGATAGATCTTAAAATATTAAGACACAGATTTAGTAAAGCTAAAACTACAACCAAGGTTAAGAAGATAGTTAAATGGGTTCCTAAAAAGGAAAATGTTTTAACTCTAATAAATAGTGAAAAAAATATTTGTGATAAAACTTTATATAGAGCATCGGCAGAAATAGGAGGAAGATTAAATGAGATGTTGGCTATCTGTTATGATGATGTTTATGAAGATAAAGAGCTTGGAGTATGGGTTGTTCATATCAGACACTCTTTGGGTCCAGATAATTCCTTTAGACCCGACTACTTAAAAACCGGTAGTTCTGAAAGAAAAATAGAAATTAGCGAAACATTATTAAAGTATCTTCAGTCTTGGATAAAGATACAAATAGCACCTAAAACTCATCAAAGAAAATACAGAAGATTATTTCCATACAATAAAAAATATGCAGCCGATAAAGTTAAAGCTGCCGCTAAAAGATTAAATATAGAATGGCTTGGTGGCTTTGCACCATTTAGAAAATTCAGTAGTTCCCTTTTAAAATCTCAAAATGTTTTTACAGAAGAACAATTAGATTTAAGATTTGGTAATACTGAAGAGGTAAGAAAGAAACATTATTATAATGATCTGAATTTGAACAAAGAAAAGAAAACTGCCACAATTAACAAACTACTAACATAAGGATAAACATGGATGCGCTACACCATAAAGCTAGGATTGCAAAGTTTCTCTTTGCCTTTAGGTTCCTAGATAAAGTTATAGATAATGGCAATGGTTCACAATCAAGATTGCCAAAACATAAAAACCAAACAGTTCATGCCAAAGCACAAGGTAAAACTTTTCAGCAAGTACAAAAACAAGAAAAGGGTCAAAACGGAATACCAGCACATGATTTGTTTTTATTATTAAAAAAGGAAGGTTACGATATTAACTTAATTTTTAATAGTAATCCAGAAGAGGTATTGGCAAAGATAGATAAGAGATACCACAAAAAAGTATTAGAGAATTTTGCTAGAGTAGATAAAAATATAGAACAAGAAAGGAAACTCCAAGCAAAATATAGACCAATGCTCCCAAAGTTAGAACGGGAGCTTGCATATCAATCAACATATAAAGGATAATATGTTTAAAACAAAGGTGGGGAGAAATCCCCACTTTTAAAAAGATGCTTGAAACTTTAATAATTATTGAGATTGTTTTTATAGCGATTTATTTCATTCAAAATTAATTCACACTTGAAAACACACTTACCTTTTTAGAAAAGGTAGATTAATGGTGCGCCCTGAAGGATTCGAACCTTCGACCTACGGTTTAGAAAACCAATCCTAATTTCTTTTGGAAGTATTGTCTATCAATAATAACAACTATGATTTGTAAAAAACGGGTTGACATAAATCCATATAAATAACCCTTATAAAATAATGAAGTGTCAGATAGAAACATCATTGACACTTGAAGTTACACTTTGGTTAAAACTATTCGTAAGTTTTATCTTCAGCTCTTTTTTTATCATCTAAAGCCATGCAATTATAATGAGCTTTAGTTTTATCTAAAAAAGCTACAAAACTTTCAGTATTTTCCATTTCCTTTTTGCAATACCTACATGGTCCAATATTCATTACATATTGAACTGGTTTTACCCACGTCTTTTTTTTCTGTTTTTGCATTTGCATCTAGGAGCTTGCCAGGCAAAGAGCCATTCATTAAATTTATCTATACCGCCAAAAAATTTTAATAAAATTTTATCAATCATTGCTTATTCCATTTAAAAGTTTGTTTAATACTTTTACTTGTTTTATCTTTACCATTTTCAGAAGTACCATATTCAACAGTAGTTTGATTTGGCTCTAACTTATAAACACAAGCTGTTAAAAATAATAAAGTATAGACTATAACTATTATCCAATACTTCATTTTTTCTTTTTAACTTTTTTTAAAACTTTATTCATTTTCTTGTGTAAGACTTTTTGATCTTGTTGAATTTTCATTAATTCAGATTTTAAATCCCAAGTAGCGTGAAGGTTCCAACCAATAAGTGAAACTAAAGCCACTAAAGCTAATCCAACTATTTTATCTTTTATATCCATTATTCCATTATTAATTTAGTTATTTTTTTTTCTCCCATATAAACTTCTATCTCTGCTTTAGATTTAATACATTTATATTGAACTCTATCTCCAGATTTTAATTGCCTCTCGGCTATCCTCTTCCCTTTTAAGCATTTGCTTAAACTATCTTGTATTCTGTGTTCTTTTATTTCGTGATCTACAATTAATAAAAGAGCTATTACTGTTTCTATCATTAGTTATAACTATACCCTGTGTTTGAATTTTCTAATTTTTTAAATAAATCTTCGTGTTGTTTCATAATTTCTTCATCCATATCAAACATTTCATCCATCTTCTCATCCATTAATCTTACTTGTAATTCTAATCTTTCAACTTTATCTTCAAGAACTGCTTGACCCGTAGATAGTTCAAATGTTCTAGAAAGCGACCAGCCTCCTAAAGCAATTAATAATCCAACCAATAATGTTAATATTTTTTCCATCATTGGTGATTACCATTATCTCTTACTTTGTCTTTTAAAATTTCTAAAGTTTGTTCAATTTGTTTTATATCTTCCATAGCTCTATTAAGATTTACAGTATTGTTTCTCATACCCTCCATCTCTTTTTCTATATTTTCTACTTGACCCGCTATGTGTTCAAGCAGCATAAACTGTTCTTGATCTGTTGGTAGCTGCTCGCTCTTCTTTAATAAATCTGCTTGGTGTAATTCTCTTGATGTTTCTAAGCTCGTAATCCTGGCTGTTATTTCTGTATATGCGAAAATTCCCAAAGCTACAGCCGCACACAAAGCTAAAAGATTTCTAACTGGTAAAGAAATATTTGTATTCTCGTTTATCTTCATCTGCCTTGCCTATTGTATTTCTTAAAGCTACGAGCTTCAGATTTGTTTAATTTTTTCTTGTGCCTTCGTGGTCTTTTTGGTGGTTTATCCCTTGGTACAAAGTGAGTAAACTTAACTCTAGCCATTAAAAAAAATATTTTTTATCTTATCTATTAAACTTGGTTTTGCTTCCTCTGTTAAAACCAAAGGTAAGTAACTAGCAGCTATCTCTTTTCCAGATTTATCTTTTTCTTCCTCTGTCTTTTTACTTCTTGCATTAATTTTATTGGGTCTAAACTTGTCAACTAATATGTATCGGTAAACATAGTTATCGCATCTAGCACCTTCAAACTGAAAGTGTAAAGTATCTGGCGCATCTTGATAATGACCGCCAAAGCAATGCGGATCAAAGTCTGATTTAGTTATTGTCATTTCTTTTTCCTATTCATTAGTTTGTCAGAAACCCTAGAACCAAAGCTGGCAGTAAAAACAATAATTACCAAGTACCAAACACTATCTGGTAAATCATTTATGATTGCTACCCACTCTCTAAAGTTTTCTCTAGTAGATGGGAACCAGCCAGTAGTAAGCATTCCTATTAGCCACAACATTAAAATTTCATCTTTGTACGACTGATCTTGGCTTTTAATTCTAGTTATATCGACATCTTTAGCTGCCTCTATTTCAGCAGCTCTTATTACTTTTTGCTTTTCTGCT